CTGCAGAGGTCTTTGATATTGAAACAATATACTTGACCATTCGCCAAACTGTAGCGTCAAAGTTATCAACAACAGTTACGTTCTCAATACCAGTGATTGTGTTTTCATTATTACCTGCTGAGCCAAGGTCTGTTGCCTGTGCTGAAGCGGTATCGATTAAATCTTCATAGTTTTCTTGAGTAGGTCTATCTCCAGTTTGAAATAGACTCTTAACTGCTGGAATTGATACTTTAGCCATGTGGTAATTATAACCCCTATTTTTAAATAATATTATTAAAGAATGTAGTTGCTGTAGCCAATAACCTGTAGTGGAATTGGTGGAGGATTTGTTTTTGAATATCCAAAGACACTTACATTTGTAAACTTAACTCTAAAAGGCAATAACTCAAGAACTGCTGCCTTTGGCTGTATGTGGTCTATTCTGATAGACCTTGATTCTAATTCTGTTATTTGTGCATGTGCTAATTGATGAGTTGTTTGCATTACTGTGTTATGTCTTCAACAATAACCATTGAGCCTTTGGCTACCGTCCAAACTCTGCCTTCTGATAGAAGTTCTGTGAGTTGTATATCGAAGATATCTCCTGTCTCAAGAAGTTGGGATTGTGATGATGTTAAAGTAACTGTAAAACTTCCTTCTTCGTCTTGAAACTCAATAGGTTGTGGAGTTAAACTTAAAACCACATCATCAGTTGAGGGTCTGTAAATATCCATGTCAACTTCCCAGTCTTCAAGAAGAAGTGGCTGTCTTGCATCATTAGTAACATAGACACGAAATGCTGCTGAGTCTCCACGAACAACTGTCCATTTAATTTCTGGTGGTGCAGCACCTAATGCGTAAGAGTCTGTTGGTTGATTTCTAAAAGTTGCCATTTGATTATTATATCACGCTAAGCCGTCCCTGAGTGCTCCCCAGGTGCCGTTTCCTTTTGCCTCTACAATTACAATTCCATTTGTATTATGTGCATAAGCACATATTCCTACTGCTCCTGATCCACCTGCTGGTCTAACATTTGTTAGTCCTCCAGATTCCCCAACATACAAAACATCTCCTGATGCAAAACTTGAGGTGTTTAAACCTTCCATAACTCCAGCAACAACAACAATCCCATCAGAACCATCTGCTACTGGTGTTTTTAGCAAACCAAGAATTGGAGAAGTAGTTGAAGGAAGTGCTTTTGCTATTGTTGTTTTAGTTGTATACCCTGTAGCATATACTGGAACACCTGCTGAAATGGTTCCCCCACTTGTATTCTTTACCTCAATCTGAAAATATGATACTCCATATGCTGGCAATATTGCATCAAGTGACTCTGCTAGTTTCTTTAAGTCTCCATGTACATTTACAGGAGAGTTTTCAAGGGGATATTTAACTCCCGTGGCAGAAAAGTCATATGTAGTCATAATAAAATAATTATACACCCAGATTTGACTTTTGGCTCAAAATTATGTTATACTTGTCAGTAGACACCTACCAAGGTGTTATTGTTTTCTAAGGAGGAAACTATGATTAAATTTATCGAAAGAAACAAAGAGATCATTAGCACACTCAGTATCGTAGCACTAGTAACGGTTATGTCTAACTCTGCTAATGCTATTTCAGATCTTGATACAAAGAACAATCTTAGCCTGGAACAGGCTCAGACATCGGAAATCGCCTCGAAAGAGGTTTTTTTGGTTTCTAAGGCAAAAAAACTAGAGAGTTTTGAGAATAAGGTTTCTCTGACTGATTTAGAATTAAAGGAACTGCTTTCTCTGGTAGGCTTCAAGGGTCAAGACCTTGTAGTTGCTTGGGCAGTTGCTAAAAAAGAGTCTAATGGTCGTCCATTGGCTTTTAACGGCAACCACAAGACTGGTGACTCGTCTTATGGTATGTTTCAAATTAACATGATTGACGCTCTTGGTCCTGATCGTAGAACTAAGTTTGATCTTGACTCTAACGCTGAACTATTCAATCCCGTCAAGAATGCAGAGATTGCATACTACATGACAAATGGTGGAGAAGACTGGTCCTCATGGAAGGGCATTACTCCAAGAACTAAGTCCTGGATGGCTAAATTTCCAAAGTAATATAAATTAAAATTGTGCTGGATAGACTATGAAAATAGTCTTCCAGCCTTTTTTATTTTAAGAACTCTTTTACCCAAAACTGGTATCTTTCTTTGCTCAAAATACCATACCCATCAAGATGATCAAAATTAAAGAACAGAAGGATTCTTTCAAAACTAGACTTTTCATGAGTGCCCCAATCTGGACTTACCTCCCAGTGTTTTTCTCTGGTATCTTCTCCATAATAATGATGATAAACATAAGATTTTGCTGGGGCTACAATGGATATATCTTGACAGAAAAACCTTATGGACATAGTATGCTCTTCTCCAATAAAATAAATATTTTTATCATACGGAACTTTTAATATATACTCAGATAATCCAAACACAAAACCAGCACAAAAATGTGGAGTAACCTCTCCATTATTTCCAACAATTTTTGCCTCATAGTCTGTTTTATAAAGTGGCGAACTCTCTATTTTATGTATGGTAACAATGTTGACTTCATTTTTTGCCGTAATGACTTCATTTCCATTTTTATCATAGGTGTATGGTATTGGATATGAAGAAAATATTAAAGGCATATTCCAAAAATTACGGGCATCTTCGTAGTCTGAAATAAGAATCTCATCCCACTTATCTATAAATCTTGTATGTGAGTCAACCTGTAGGTAATACTTAAAATCTAAGGTTAATTTTTCTTGAGTTTTAGATCTTGCATAGCCCACACCTTTTGCTTTAGAAAAATGAACTTTTTCATATGAAAAATCTTTAACTCCAAATAAGGCAAAGATATTTTCTAGTTTTGGATGTATTTCATCTTGAGAAAAGATTGAAAGAAATACTCTTTCTGGGTTTTTTGCTCTACGTAGTATTGAATATACAGTGTCTACTAACTCTTTATCTTTATAGGATGCAAGAGATACGTATATTTTATCCATTTATAAATTCCTTGATTAATTAAGAAATATTTTCATATTCTTTATACATTTTTAGAACTTTTTCCACATCTTGTAAAAACTCTGTTTGTTTGTATTTTTCGTAGGCAGACTTATCATTTTCAAACAGTCCCCACGAGTCTAAATAAACTTTATCTACCGCTGACTTTTCTAGTAATGGATGAAGGTGCTCAAGAATAACATCTTCAAAATAATGTATAGAATTTGTAGCCTTACCAAGATCTAGCCAAAAATTATCCATAAATAAATGCTTTAGAATTGGCGGTGCCATAAAACCAAGTGTCTTTATTATTTCTGATGACATTACAACGTGAGTTGGTAAAAACTCTTTTTGTATCAAATCGTTTGCGTAAGAAATTCCAGGACGATCTATCAATGGTGCTGAAAGAATCTTGTCCCAACCAAATGTTCTTGGTCGAACATCATCACCAAGAAAACATATAAACTTATACATTCCTGCATACTTATTAGCAAGAAGATTGTTTGTTCCGTTCATTAAAACTCTTGGATTTCTTTCATAGATAACTCCAGGAATATATTCATACTCAGAGATGTCGTCATCATCTAATCCAAAACATATGTCGATATCTACAGAATTTTCAATGAGTGACTTTGTTATTTCAGAAACGCTACCAGGCCTATTCCTTGAAGGAATAATAACAAGCATATCTGGCATTATTTCATCCAACTAACAACTGCATATCTTGTTCCGCTAAGAACTGGTCTTACCGAATGGTTGTATACATAGGTTGATGGAAATACTAATAGTTCATTTGCTTTTGGTTTATAACTTAATCCAAATCTTGGGAATAATATCTCTCCACCCTCATAATCATCATTTACGTAGTAAACTGTTGAAACTCTTCTATGATGTATCGGACCATCATCTATATGGTTTACAAACTTTTGACCAACACCATATTTTAATATTTGATACTGATCATGGTCAGGACAATTTATTCCAAAACTAGACATATACTCTTTTTCTAAATGATCAAAAGAATTAAAAAATAATTCTCTTACAGATTGCTGAAAATATGCTATCAAGCCTTCATCATTTTTTATTTCATATGAAACTGATAATGACTGAGTGTCTCTTATTGATGAATCTTTTTTGCTTTCAGAGCCAACCCTTACATAAGAATCTTGCCAAACAACATGGCCACTTTCTACTACATCCTCTATATCTTTTATAAATGTATCATGACCCTGCATTACATCTTCATATACAATTATTCCTGGTGCTAATTCTTTTTTTTTCACAACTCTACCATTTTCCAATTGGGCAAGATGCATGCTCCATCTTTGTTTTTAATTTCATGAAACATTTACATTCCTTACACTGTGATGTAAATTTTATAAAATTAGTACACTCTTTGCATATCTGAAATCTTTTGTTGGAATCTTCTTCACTAAGATATACAATATTTGGGTTTAATATATCCCACGGCTTTGCTTCTTTATTATTTTCTGACATACTAAAAGTATATCATAAGGCATTAAGTTGTGCTAGGTTGCTGCAGTAAACTCTGGATTTCCAGTAGGTGGGGAGAACGGTGAGAACGAGAATACTCCGAATGGGGAGAATCCAAAGACTCCGAATGGGGAGAACGAAAATACTCCAAATGGTGAGAATCCAAAGACTCCGAATGGTGAGAATCCAAAGACTGAGAATGGTGATGGGTCTGGACACTTACACAATCCATTACACTGAATTGTTCCAGCGCATCCATCAGGTCCAGAGCATGCATTTCCTTGATTTGGATGACAGGTTGCTGTAGGTGTTGGAGTTGGAGTTGGAGTTGGTGTCGGAGTTGGCGTTGGAGTCGGTGTTGGGGTTGGTGTTGGAGTCGGTGTTGGTGTTGCTGTGGCAGCAGGTGTAGGTGTTGGTGTAGGTCCTGGAGTATCCAGACAATCTCCTCCAACA